CATTTGCACGGGCAGGAATTAAACTTCTAACTTGTCTATATAATGAACTATCATAATATTTTAATAATCTCAAATAATCCCAAAAATTATTTGGTCCCGAATATTTTTGCCAATATAGATTTCTTGCCTCTACTAATCCACTATATTGTTCTTTATATTGGTCACGTGGATCTCCAATGTATTGGTCGAAATCAATATTTGGTAGTGAAGATATAATATCTTCATCAATAACAGCCGTAGGTGAGAAGAAAATACCGAGTTTATTAGAATCTACTGGTGCGTTATCATAAGCTGGAATTGTTATACTTTCTTTAAATTTTAATATAGGATTACCAGCCTGTGCCAAATCTAATAAAGTATCATTTTCAATTCTCAATTTATTAGATGACCTCATACTTGGTCCTAAATTAGGAACTTTCATCTTTGTTTCATCTACTACGGCTGAAAAATGATAGTCTGATGTGCCACCGGCATAGTTTGTAGGTGTAGCGGATGAAGTAAATGATTGGTCTGCACTTGCATCTTGAAACCATTGATTGGCAGCTACACTTAAATCTTTATCATCGTCAAATGAATATCGAGTGACCATATCCATATATGAAGCAGATGGTGTGTTACCATCAAATGCTATTGGTGCGGCCACATGATTGTCAAATGCTGATTCTGTAAGTGGAGTTGTCCAAAGTCTAAATTCCATCATAGAACCACTCAATGATTCTCCAAAATATGTATTCTCTTCTGGACCACCTATTGTAATTGAATTACCACTACCAGTCCATGCCGCGTTATATGACTCTGATACCGCTCCTGCTGAACCACTTACTGCCAATGTCGCAGTAGATTCTAAAAATATCTTACTTCTACCTGCATCATATTTTTTAGTATATAAACTATAAACGACATCCTGACTTGGAGTATCATCAGATAAATGTTTTCCCGAAGCAGATGCTCTTGTTAACATTACGGAATAGAATTCACCATCATAAACGGGGAAAGCAGACGAACTTGTTTCTATGTATCCTTCACTTCCACTCAATACAAAAGATACACGACCATAGTTATCAATTGAACCATTATCTAATAATCTAATTGCCCAATCATCACCTCGTCTTACCAATACTTGATTTGATCCTGTAGCGGCTTTAAATCTAAATTCTACGGTATCTGGTAATCTATTTGTTGATCCACTTCCAGAAACTACTGGTAACCAAGTATTAGTGCTAACATATGTATTATTGCTCGCCCCGAAGAAATTTAATGCCTTGGTAAATTTTCTTGTTGTAAGAAATTCTGGAGTTTGACCTGATAATTTTGGTCCCCCATATTCAATAACTCGTAATATACTTGAAGGAATACCATAACAACTTATCAAACCTTTAATTGCTCGTGCAGTTCCTTTTGTCTTTAAGAAATAAGGCATATTATTTATAATACGACTCCAAATTTCTCTCGATATATCTCTATCCGAAGTTCCTGAATAAACCCACGGCTCTTCAGATCCAGTTGATTCCATTCCAAGAATATATCTTTGCATAGATATTAAATCTTTCCCATCTTGTACTTCCCAACCAAAAGATTGTGCTACTGGTTTTAATAAATCTTTTGCAACCCCTTCTGATAATTTATCACGCCTATCATAAACATCTGTCATTGATTTAATGAATACCCATATATCATCAAAATGATGTCCAATCATATCTACAAATTTTAGAAAGACATCATTCTGTGAATCATCTTGGACGAATGTAGGTAAGTGAGTTTTTAATCTATTTTTATTTGCTCTATCATACGCAGAAGCAGAAATTATTTGGTTATCGTACCAAGTCGTTGCTGATGATTGAGATGTTCGTGCAAGAATATATGGATATGCATAACTTCCAGAACCACCTCTCTTGGGCCAAGCATTATCGTGAAATAATCCAATAGATTGACTTGAATACGAAGAACTTTGATTAAACATATACTTTTCAAATTTATCAAATGAAGTAATCATCAATCTCCGTTTCGTTTCCCAAGATTGAATTTGTGTTAATGAACCACTTACTGGAGTAAATGGTGGATTAAGTGATTCTGAACCAGATATTGTTATATATGAACCACTACCTGGTGCGGCGACTACCCCTATCCTACCCGTAGATCCACTTCCGGCGCCGGCTAATGAAGCACTTCTATCTGTGTACTGTTCTATTAAATCTAACTTATATTTAAAGTTTTTAACTCGTTGTTCTACTGAACTAAAATGTACAAAGTTTTCAAATAAATTAAAATCTACATTAATATCAGCACTTAAACTGCCACTTATTACTTCATCTTCTAATTTATTCTTAATATCAGAATTTGAAGTTGCTAATTCACTATAATTCTTGAATTCTGTTTGGCCAGTTCCTATCGGACTCGTAACACTTTGAAATTCTGGAGTTCTCAAAACTACATCACTAACCCATTCATCTACAAATGGAATTAAAGTACAAGTTTCTTCTATCGGTGGAATCATTTCCCTAACTACGGTAACAAAATCATGTTCAACTATATCATCTGGTAATGGTTCATATAATTTATACACAAGAGCGTGTGGATATTCAGGGTATGTTTGAGTATCAATTTTAAAGTTGGTTATCACATCATATTTATTTGGACCCAATTTTAATAATTTACCTAAATTTTCAGTACTGTCACTTGGATATTGAATGAACCATTTATTGAAAGTAAGAAGTCCATCGTCTGACTGTAATGCATCAAGTGGATAATTTTCTAAATCATGTCCAGCCTCCGTAGCAATTTCATTAAAAGAATTAACAAGCGTAATAGTACCATCATGAACATTATCAATCTCTCCTCTTAACGATCCAAGTATAGGTTCTGCACTATAAACAGACGAAGTATATTCTACAGAAAATTCATCAAATGTACTATATGACCGAATATTATCACTATTATCGGAAATGTGTCCTAAACTTTCAGCAACACTACTATATCCACCCTTAACTGTTAAAGTATTTCTATCAATCCAACCATCAATTTCTGCTACGAAATCTCCAAAAACAGGAGTAATAGATATTTGTTGAGTATCAACAGTTATCTTAATTTCTACATTTTCTACCCATAACATCCCTTCTGGTCCTTTATGACCATAAACTACCAACCAAGATGGTTGAGTTAAATCAAAATCTTCATCAACAATAACTGAATAACTAACATCTTGCCAATCTCCCGTAGTAGTAGGAATATATCTTAACCATTCTCGATCCTTTTGAGTATTTTCTATATTAGAATATGCGTTAGTTGTTTCAACTCCAAATGACACATTTCCGTTATCATCAAAATGACGAATACCAACTCTTGCACCTTTACCAACCGTATCAGATTTTTGTCTCCACGAAATTGTAAGTTGATCACCAACTTCTACTCCTTGTGCAGCCATAGTATGTGGTAACTTTTGTGAAAGCATCATTTCTCGATGTTTCAAAGTTTGGTCAGCATCAGACGAATTGCCTGTTTTATAATCTCCTGTATAATATTGATGGTTCGGTGAATCAAAATGAGAATTTTGGTCTATAAATTTCATAGCCGTTTCACCATCACGTCCTTCTTCAGGAACAAATTTAGCGTGGTGTCCTACCCATCCCGAGTGCCAAAATCTCTGACCTTCATCATTAAAATTAAAATTTTGAAATCCATTAGACCAATTCTCTGGCCAAACTGCATCAGTTCGTAAAGTTGGATTTGGATAATTCCATATGTAGTTACCAATATCACCAAGTGGATTCCATTCCCAAAGTTGTTGTCCCTCTACATCATCTGTATTTCCAACCCACACGGCATTAGATAAATTAGGATCTACAACCAAGTCTGGATTGACTTCTTCTGACTTACCGAGTGTTTTCCAATTAGATCCTGGTAATTTCCAAACTCCTGGTAAATTAATAGTTATCGTTTCATCGGTTATTGGATCTGTATAAAAATCTACACCAGGATCCCCTGTCTTATATTCTGTACCACGATAGCTTATTTTAGATATAAATCCATTCGGTAATGTTCCTAAATTTGTGGTATAAAGTTTTAATTTATTATCTGAATTAAAATTATGAATTGTGTATATATTAGTTTGGTCCGGATCTGTTGCTATTCCAGAAATTATTTCAATCGTTACGTTCTCTACCCATAACATTCCTTCAGGACCAAAATGACCTTTTACATAAATTTTATCAGTTTTAGTTAAATCCCAATCTTCATCAACAACACCCGTATAACTAACTTGTTCCCATTCATCTACAGATGTACAAGGAATCATTCTTCTAAATTCATTATCTGGTCCCCATGAAGTTTGACCATCTTTATTAAAATGTCGTAATCCAACTTGTGCACCTTTACCTTGTACATTAGTTTTTTGCCACCAAGAAATCTTTATAAAACTTCCTTCTTGTATTCCTTGTGATGCTAATTTATTTGGTAAATCTGCATAGACAAACATATCTCTATGTTCTAATGTAGCCTGTGCTCCTGAGTTATTTCCTGTTCCATTAAGTCCATCAAAATCTTGGTGATTTGGTGATACAAATTGTGAATTCATATCAACAAATTTAATACAAGTACCAAATTGACCTTCATCTCGTACCCATTTTGCATGATGCCCTACCCAACCACTATGCCAGAATAACTCACTTTGTTTACTTGAGTCACCTCCCCAATGAAAAGGATTAAAACCATCACTCCAACCAGTTATACCAACTGCATCTTCATATGTAACAGGATTGGGATAATTCCATATACCATCAACAATATTATTATTTGGAATCCATTGCCATACTACTTCATTTGTATCTTCCGAACTCCAAATCCATTTAGAATCTTTAAGTTCTGGATCTATTTTATCATCTGTTACTTCTCCGAGGTCTGTCCAATTCTTATTTTCTGCGTCTGTTATTTGCCAAGTACCAGGTAAATCTACAGTTAAAGTTGAACCTGCAAAATCATCATAATAATGTTCTTTATCTTGATCACCTGTTCTATATTCTTTACCTTTATATGTTACCTTTGAAAGAAAACCACGTGGTTCTGTACCAAGGTTGGTAGTATAAAGTTTTAATTTATCAGTTGGTTCAAAATCATCAAGAGTAATTGTATTAGTTACTTCTGGATTATCTACATCTGAAACTAATGTAATTTTTGGTTCACTTACCCACAATATTCCTTCAGGTCCTTGATGACCTTCTATACGAAAAAGTGCACCTATATTCCTATCTCCATAAATTTGAGAACCCATTCTTGCAAGATCCCAATTTTCTTGAACTTCAAATGTATGTTCTGCCTTCTCCCATTCAGCTTCTTTTGATACTGGAGCAAATTTTAATGTATTTCCATTTGTGGTTGCACTTGTCCAAAATGCTGCATCAATTGCTGCTCCTTTTACCCAATATCTTATAAATACTCTTGCACCTTTACCAACAGTATCAGATTTTTGCCACCAAGAAATTTTTAGTTTATCACCAGTTTTAATTCCTTGTGATTCAAAACTAAATGGTGGTCTTTGACTAATACCTTGCCAACGATGTGCTAATGAAGTTGGATGACTTGAACTTCCTTGTCCATTATTACCATATGCATATCCGGCAGTATAATCTGATACCCTATTTCCATCTTCATCAAAGTATCTACCAGTATATCCTGGATGATTTGGATTTTGAAATTGTGAATTTTGGTCTATGAATTTCATAGCAGGACCACCACCATGACCTTCACCCTGTACCCACTTAGCCTGGTGGCCTAACCAACCCGTTTTCCAATGTGAATAAGTTTGTGAATCACTCCAAGAATATGTTGTAAGACCACGACTCCAACCTACTGGATGTACAGAACGAACATTTAATGCTGGATCTTGTCGTTTCCATATTTGAGCGTATACATTTTGGGATGGTTCCCATTCCCATCTAAGTTCTCTATAATTTGGAGCAGTCCATATTACTTTACAATCTTCTAAATCTTTATGTACTTTACCTTTCCATTGTTTTATCTTTTCAGGAAATCCTTGAGATTTTGTTGGTAGAAATATATTTGATCCAAATATAGCTGTAGTATCAAACCAATCATATACATCGTCAGCAAAACCAAATTTCCACCATTTGGCCTTTCTCATTAAAGTAAAGGCTCTTGCATCCCAAATACCATCACTTGTGATAGAAATGTCTTGGTCATCATCAGATCGAAATTTTGATTTTGGATCTCCAGTTCTATATATTTGATTATTATAATATATCTTTGCAATGAAACCGTTTGTTCCACCCGTATTCTCTGTTAAAATTCTTAATTTATCACCGTCTGCAAGAGAATCTAAAGACCATTCTTTTGATTCCTTCCAATTATCATGTGAACCAATAAGAATTTCTTGTCCATTTGGTCTAAGTCTATACAAAGTATATTTAGTATCAACTTGTAATCTAATTTTATTTTCTGTAATATTATGATACGGACTTTTTGTGGCACTCCACTCACCTTCATTCTTATTTTCTCGTATCTCACTACCATCAGGATTAATTAATTCTAAATCATCAATTTCCTTAACTTCTTCAGGAATACTATATTCGTTAATTAATTCTTCTGTCCCATCTAAACCTATTCTATATAATCTATAAATGTCATTAATATGTATAGTAACAGTTAATTCATTGGAATCGGATTGGTTATCACCATGAAATGAACTTTTATGAAGTTCCTTCTCTTCTATAACTATCTCCGGAGCCATTGAAGGTTCTACTGGTATTTCATCTACTACTGTAACATCAACTGGCAAATCATATCTTCCTACTTCTTCCTCATTGCCGTTCGAATTAACTTTAATTAATCTATAAGTATCATTGGCCTGTAGTGTTATATTTAAATCCGTTGAATCCGTTTGACCATCACCATGAAATGGACTTTTATTAAATTCTGTTTCGCTTCCCTTTTCTCTAATAATTGATGCATCAGAATTATCTGTTGGGATACCATCAACAATAGTTCTATCAGTTTTTATATCAAATGTTTCATCAGTAACAATAGCATTTTTAATAGTAAGAACACCACTTTCTCTATTATCACCAGATTGCATTAACTCAACTAATCCTTCTTCATCACCATTGAGTGTTGCAGATACCGTATTATCGTCTATAAATTTAATTAAACCAGTAGAAGGAATTTCGAGTTCTTCGGGTCTTTCTTCCATCATATATGAAGTTGGTAACGAAGTTGATGAACCAGGTTCACATTGAATGTCGGTGTAATATCTATTTCCAAACAATACAGGAGTGTCATCTTTTTCTGCACCGGCACCTAAGTACCAAGATAATTTTCCTGTTCCTTCTGGTGGAATATTTATACGACTATATTGACGCTCCCAAGTTTTACCATCAACAACCTTTGTTTCTAATACTGTTCCTACACCACTTATTGTTATTCCATTTACATTATCAGTAAATGCTCTTGAATAAAAATGTGCATCGGTTCTGCCATTCCAATCTTCATCGTGATATATCCAACAACTCAATACATAAGTTTCACCGGGTATAACCTCAAAGTCCATTTGATATTCGACTTCTTTTGTTCCACCCTGATTCGTCTCGGGAGTAGTATGTAAACACCACTTACTATGACCTGGATTTGAAAATTCAACTATCTCAAATTTTGGATTACTATCGGTTTCTTGAACAACACCGTTACCCGAATTAAAATGACCATTAGTTACTAAATTATCTGATGCAGCCGCGGTGGTGGTTTCTACTACTGGAGTATAAGTTGATATAGTTTCGGGAGATACTTCATAATCGATAACAAAGGCATCTCGTATAATAAGAGTTCCACCTTTCATTAATTCATTTAATGATACTTCTTGTCCACCATTAAGAACCCAATTTACTGTAACAACTTTACCACTATCATCAAATGTTAATGGTGCTTCACCATTTACATCTGCTTGACATAAACACGTATATCCTAATAATCTAAATCGTTCATTCGCATCAGCATCATTTATTGCTGGATTTGGTCTCAGTCTTATTTCAGTTCGAGATGGTGATATTTCTTGTAACCAAAATTTGTCATTTTCTGCGGTAAGTTCTATTTTCTCTTGGGTATCTGGATCTATTAAAGGATTACTCACCGAACCTGCGTAAAGCTTACCATCTGTATCTAAGGTGAATTCTCCATCCCAAATAGTTTTATCTTTTTTGACAAATTTAGGTAGATTACTGCCACCTATTTCTCTTAAAAAATTAAATACTATTTTATATGTACCACGTTCATATCCCATACTCCTCGCATATTGACCTATATCTAATCTCTCTGGTAATGGGATTCTTATTGTCGCACTTGATAAATAATTATCATCGGTGTCATAAAGACAAACTTCAATTATGTCTGTTGTAAGAGAACCGAATGGAGCAACAGGATCACCTTCATTTAAAGAATTAGCTAATTGCACAAGAGGCAATTCTGTATCTTTTATTCTCGATAATTTTCCTGTTTTTGGATCTACTGTTAATTGTTTTTTAGGCATTAGAATTCCGTAAATTCTCTATCTAATATATTATTAAGTTCTTCAGTTTCTTCATAATCAAAATATCCATCTTCATACTCAATAGTATGAAAATCACCGGTCACATAGCTTGTTCCATCAGTTCCTTGTCCCGGAATTATTCGTTCAAATAAAAGAATATTTCCAGAAACTGGATCTCTTAAAGTTCCATCTGATATATTTCCAGATTGAATTCTACTCTGAACCATCTCTGAATATTTAGCTTCATCTTCTCTTGTAAGTACTTGATAATATTCATTACTTTTTAACTCATCTTTTGTATATGGCATTTTTTATCTCACCACTTTAAACGAATGTTTCTCATCAAAATATTGAACGGTTTCATCTGCTGTTCCACTTCCACTTACAATTTTATATTCTATTCTATAAAATCTTTCTGACTGTAATCCATTCATCCAAAAATTAAAATAGTTTCCTGTAGAATCACAACTAATCAAAGAACCACTCCCATAAGGTACAAGTATATCTTCTGTATAGGCATCTTTAATCTGATAGTATGTACTTCCACTTGGTAAAGTTTTTGCAGTTATATATCCTGTACTATATCCAGTACTTGAATATGATTTTTCAGGATAGCTTTCTCTACCAACAACTCTAAATTTTACTTTTGAATTTTCTTTATATTTTGGTTTCAATCCTCTCATATAAACAGTCATATCTTCTAAATTTGCAGATGAAAGTGCTGACAAAGAACCCGTTGTCCATTTTGAATCATTCCAAACTACTTCTAATTTTGGTTGATAAACTGTATGTGTTTCTCTACTAAAAAATATAAAATGGCCATACCGTGTCGCATTTCCTTCCTCAACATTTGAATTTGTATTTGCTATACTACCACTTCTTTTTAACATAAATCCTTCATTTGGAACTGTACCACCTAACCACTTCCATACAATATCAGTTACATCCATCCTTAAATCTTTTGGTTCATGTGTAAAAGATTGTGAAGCTTCATATCCACTTCCACTATGCCAAGTTCCACCTGAAGCAGTTACTGCTGCCCACCATTGGGTTTTATCCGTATCATTATCTTTAAATTTCCAACTCGTCCCGTCTGTGATTGCGGGATTTGCTTTTGCATATCCAGAACCCATATCCCAAGATTGACTAACTGGATACCCATACAAAGTTTGGGATATATTTAATCCAGTTGAATTCGCATCATATAAATTTAGATAAAATTTTGTAGATGATCCCGAGGTAATTAATCCAGTTGAAACAGACGATGAAATATAAGATAAATCAAATTTAATTAATGCTCGAGAATTATTTATAACACTACCATCACCATTCATATCCTTTCTAACTTCAAGTATTTGGTCCATGCCAGAATTCATACTTCCAGTTCCCTCATATAAAGTAGTATCTTTTGTTGCGTATTCAAAATAATGCATTAGATATCTCCCATCACCCTACCACGAATATCACTATCAGGGTATTTAATTTCAAATATTGCAGGATCAACAGGTGGATAAATCACTCCATTAAAAGTTGCACTTGCTAAATCATAAATATTATTAGAATATGTATTTCCAGATTGAGTTCCCCATTTATTATTAAGAATAACTAAGTCATCTCTACCATCATTAGGTTTAACTATAGTTGCCACTCCTTCAACATTCAATATTTCCGCAACTACATCAGCCAAAATTATCGGTTGATTTATTTGCCACTTATCTATGTTAAAATATAATTTTAAAGCTGTAACACATTTTAACAATACTTCGTTCTTATTAAATCCTTTTTTAGTAAAAATTGCAAAATCAACTCCAATATTACATATCCAGGAGTCTTTAAGCTGAACCGCATCTGTCATCATTCTATATTGACTTAAATATGTTTTTATATTTTCTTTAACTGCAGAATTTAATCTTACTAAATGTTTTTCTTGGTTATATCCAATAGTGTACATATTTAATGCCAACGGATTAGGTTGGAACGTAGGATCAGCTTCATTTTGACCTGCAGCTGCTACTTGTTCATCTTGTATAATATAAACTTTTGCAACATTACCATATTTAGGTGGTAACGAATATACACGAGTTATATAATCATCCTTTGTTACTGCTCGACTTTGTGCTTGAAAATATGCAAGAGCATTTACCTTAATCTCTTCAAGAGTTTCCATTCCACTTCCCCCCGTAGCTGGTTCTGGATTGGATACAATTACAGAATTTTTAGTATTTGATTCTATTGTGGTATCTAAAGTTGCTGAACTATCAGTCTGTGCATCAAAAGATCCAACATTAACTATAGTATTGGATGATGTATTGTCATCACTTCCACCACCATAAGAATATTTAATTGTAAGAGTTGTTTCTACAGGAACCTGACCATAAGTTTCCGTATTTAAAAAATTAGCTGGATCAAATGCTGTATCAAGAAAGGTCGGTGTTCCTGGTAAATTAGAACCTACATTTGATGGATTTGGAATTATTTCTTCATCATTTCCAGAAGAAACTCCCGATCCGAATCTCATTTCAGTTTTTCCGTCTGGTCTTATATATGTTTTAAATCGTTTAGATGTCTTTACTAATTTTAATAAAAAGGGTGCAAAATTTCTACCTTCTACTAAATCAGGAGAATTTAAAGATGTATTTTCCGTATCTGCATATACCGTATCTTGTGCTAAAAATGGAACTTCATACCATTTATTTCCATCACTATCTGTTACCGAAATTATTTCTAATACGGGACCATTTCCAAGTGACACTCTTTTATATTTTTCTGCCACTCCAAAGGTTATTTGTTCCGTAATAACATTACCACTAACTGCTTTTACTTGTTTTTTCAATAACCACTTTGTAATATTACTGTCATCGTCTACTTCAAAAATATCTTGAGATCGTGGACTGAATGAACCAGAATCTCTAAATGTTATATCATCGGTTGTTCTAAAAGTTGTTCCATTAGTTGATATTGCTTGCATTCCTGCAGGAATTGTAAGACAATAATCTTCATTTGGTTGTCTTTTACCTTCTGATACATTGTTGGGATCGGATGGGACTGTTTGGAACACATCAAGTATTACAGATGCAGCCGAAGCCTGTCTTGGTCTGTATCCATATCCTTGTGATATTTCATATATGGTTTTCTTTTCTTCTGCAAAAGATAACATACTTTCTTTAAATTGTTCATCAATATAATATGATAAAACATCACCTACATATGATGCCATTTCAATGAACATCATACCTGGATCTGATTCATTAAAATCGTTATATGTATTTGGAAAGTATGTCTTTGCAAACTCCATTAAACTATTTCTAAAAGAAGCAAAATCCTTATTTAAATATTTTACTTCTTTACTAACTGCGGTAGTAGCCATTAATCTTCTCCAATAATTTTAAAATGTTGAAAAATTATCCACATCACCAGATTGTACTGCTGATTCAAATTGTTCAAAATCAATAGAAACTTGTTCCGTCGCATCGGGTTGAAACGATAACCCAAATTGTATAGATACATTAATTTGATTTGGATTTCCTTCTGGATGTCCAACATTAATTTTTTTAATAGTTATATATGGCAACCATGTATCAATGGAAGTTTTAATCTCATCCTTTACCCTATCGTCTAACTCATCTGTCATAGGTTCAAAAAGTAAATGATGAAGTGTTGAACCATATAGTGGTTGGCCTAATCTTTCACCTGGAATAGTTTTTAATAAATTAGTAATATTGTGTTGGGCCTGTTTAATTGTAGTCTTTGTTTGTTCAAAAAATCCTGTAGTAGAATTTCCCAACGGTAATGTTAATCCTATATAAATATCAGGGTTTAAATCATTTTCCCTTGCTCCCATTTTATTCTCCTCTAATTTCCTAATGCCTGCCAATAAAAAGAATGGCTACCATCAATGGATGCGTTTCTATTAATCTGAAAGTTAGTAGTTGAAATACTTGTGACGGGAAGTACATCTACTACATCTCCATTTCTCCTTTGAGTGACAACATTAAAACACGCGTTTGGAAATGCCAATAAAAACTCAAAATTTTGTGTATCATCTGAGTTCGAAGTTCCAGTTCCCCATTGTAATATAATACCATTTGGTAAATATGTGTATCCATTAACATCCGCTACACTTTCCTTTATAGACACATTTCCTTCAAATTTTGAATCTCCTTCAAAAGTTGTATCTCCCAGTACTTCTAAATCATCTTGTACTGATACTTGACCTCGTAATACAGTTTCATCGTGAACTTCCAAATTTCCTTCAACTGTCGAATTGCCCTCAACTACAGAATTATCCATAATTTGTAAATCTTGTTCTCCAATTATATCACCCTTAACTCTTAAATCTGCAGATGTTTTCGCTGGTCTTGGTAAACCTGGTATTGGTGGAATGGGTATCGGTGCTATTATTACACCACCACCTAATATTGTTAGTCCCATTACATTTAATCCAAGTCCAACATTATGAAATCCAAAAGTATTAGAAGTTTTTCTAGCTATAAGATTTCCCTTTACATCAGCAGTTTTACCAACCGTTAATTTTTTATCAACACGTAAAGTTTCTTTAACTCGTTGATTTTTATTAACTTGAACATTACCTTTAATAATTTCATTTTTATTAACAATTAAATTTCCACCAATTACACCATCTTTATCAATTTTTAAATTTTGACCTAAAGTTAAATTTTTAGTTCCTTGTATGTTTCCATCTACTATTAAATTGGTGGGTGTCCTTGTTCCCACGGTTTTCAAATTTACTGATCCACGAAATGTTGATGACTTTCCATTTACAGTTAATCCACCACCAATTGTATGATTTCCAATCACACTTGAATTTTTCTTTACAATATTATTACCACCTATAATAATATTATTTCCAACACCCACACTACCTTTGACTTCAAAATCCTTATCCATAGAAAGTTTATTAAATTTAAAAATAATATTTAAACTATCAAAAACTTTTTTAAGAATCTTTAATTTCTTTCCTTTGTCTTTATTTGCTCCACCAAAACTTTTATGTTTTCGTAACATTCTCATTAAAAGAGTTAGTTTAGCTGCTGGTGGTTCAACTTGAGTTAGATTCAACTGACCTTTATCTGTCAATGCTAAATTTCCTGGCATTGAATCGGGTTCTAAAAAAGATTTATTACTAAAGATTGTTATGGGATCCATTCCAGTTAAATAAGAATGAATCGCATCTGCATGTTGTTGTGCTGCCTCTGCATTCTTTTTTCTTGATTCTTTTTTATCTTCTGCAGATAAGTCTTTTATAATCTTATCATTTTCAATCTTTTCAAGTTTATACTTTAAAAACTGTTTATCTAATGCCATTACTCACCTCACTATGGACGAAAACTATTTCCGCCACCTTTTTTCTGGTCAATAGCTTTCATCAAACCACTATAATCTTTTGTTAATGCATTTGTTACATGGTCTGGAACTTGGTCAACTGAAACTCCGGCTCTCTTTATAGAATCTACCG